ACGTAAACTGATTTATGATATTCAGGAAGGTAAAGTAGAATTACCATCAAAACAATTAATGCCAGAATGCTTTAATGAAATGTCAGCTTATACATTTAAATACGCTGCTAATGGTAATATATCATTTACACACCCAAATGGAATGCACGATGATATAGTTGATGCTATTATGTTGTCTAATCTATCCAGAAACGAACACGCATTCACTAAGAACAAATTATATATAGGTAACTCAAATAAAACACAAAAACAAGACTATGGGATTCGAATTTAAATCAGACCAACCAGACAATAAAATGGTTGACAGCGTAACAAGATTATCTGTTAAGGAAACAGACAACACAACTCAATCAGGTAGTGATGAGACAATGGATTTAACACAAGCAGTATTTGCTGAAGGTGAGGAAGAGCAATTAGCAATTCAATTTATTGAGGAAACTGGTTTATATACTAAGTTCTTATTGTATTGTGGTATTCAAGAACAATTAAAGAACCTTAAGTTAAGCGTGGCTACGCCAAACGAATAAATTATATTTATTGGTGTTGGGTTTTGTTTACTGCCATTTTCGTTTCCCAACGCAGTTTGTTATTGATGTATAATAGGGGGGGTCACAGCAGTGTTTGCTTCTAATCTTTCATAATATATTCCCCCCCTACATCATTTCTTTATCTTTTTTGCAAGTAAATTTGGATACCCAAGAGGCATTTCGTATATTCACGGCATAAGAAAAAATAAAAAGGCAATGAAAACACAAACAACAAGTTACAAAACACAACTCTTAACTACAAAGGGTGAAACCATTAGAACATTTATTTCAGCATCTAAACCTGCTGTTCGCTTTGGAAGCGAAGGAACTGAAATCAACTATCAGGACAGTGACACTAGTTTTACTATTCTAGGAAGCTGGAACGTTGTTATTGAGAAAGTAGATAATGAACTTCTCTATGAAAGCGTGTAGTAAATGTAAAGTTGAAAAACCATTAACTGAATATTGTAAACATAAAAAAGGTGAAAATGGTTTTAGTTATGATTGTAAATCTTGTAGAAGAGAAATAAATAAAAAATGGAATAAAACTTCTAGTGGGAAAAAATCTAATAAAAAATATATTAAAAAATGGATTTATAAAATAAAAGGTATTTATGAATGGGTTGATGGTGATATTTGTTTATATGTTGGTCAAAGTATAAGATTAAATAGTAGAATTGCAAGCCATAAATACTGGTTTAAAAACCCACATATGGCTCCTAAATCTCAACAATATCTTTACACATTATTAAATCAGCATTTAAATCCGTCTATACGTGTTGTAGAAGAATGTTCACCGGAAGCATTGCTTGAACGTGAACAATATTATATAGACACTAAAAAACCATTATATAACATATTCAAATAATTCTGTAATACGCTCATATCACAGCAATTTAACCTCAGCAATGAGGTTTTTTTGTCTAATTTAAGTTCAAAAACGTTCAACCCACATATTTATTAACGATGGAAATCACAACTAACATACCTGACTATTTTACAGTCAAACATTATAAGCAGTTTAGCGTCCTAAAGTCATTAGATGATATGGAGCAAAAACTACACGTTATACAAGTATTAACAGGCGAGTCAATGGAGACAGTGCTTAAATGGCCTATCCCGTTTATTATACAACTATATGCGAAATTAAACGAACTTATAGTTGGTGTAGAACAAGAATTTTATCCTGTAATTGAGTGGGAAGGTAAACAATATGGTTATCGTCCAATGCATAAGATGTTATTAGAGGAATATGTTGACATTGATATGTTAACTAAAGATGCTGATAGAAACATTAATGATATTTTAGCTATATTATATAGACCAATTATTAAAAATAAATTAGTATCAAATAAGTGGATTGCTAAACAAACATTTAAAGTATTAAAAGGTGAGGTTGAAAATGGATTTGATTACTATGAAATAGAAAAGTATGATAATCGTATAAGAGAACAAGTTGCCTCATCATATGATAATTTTCCAGCTTCACTGGCATTAGGTGCTTTGGGTTTTTTTTTAGGCAGCAATCACTTATTATCAAAAAATACGGAGTCCTCTTTCCTACAATGGGAATTAATGATGAGCGAAGTGAAGAAGAAAAACTCCAAGATTCGAAGAGCATTAGTTCGCACTACGGTTGGTTATATATCCTCCATCAACTTGCTCAAAGTCCCGTCTTACAACTCACAGGCGATAAGTGTATAACAGATTTAAATACAATATTTGCCTTTGATTATTTATCAATGATATCAGAAATAACACTAGAACAAAATGAACGAATTAGAAAACAACATCAACTTAGAAGCTGATTTAATGCCAGCTAGAAAAACTAAAAAGGTAGAATTAACACCTTTAGAGTCATCAATTCAATCACGTAGAAATAACTTGAATTTTCCTGCTTTACAATCAATGTTTGAATTGACAGCAGATGAATTACAATCAATTTTAGATAAATTAGGTCCTATCGAGGACTGTAACTGTTAATTATGGCTGATTTTCCTACCTATAGCTACATTGTAGAGCAGTTTAGAACTGCCTGTACTGAACATTTAGCAATAAATGAATTTGGTGAAGGTAGTATTGACAGACTAGATTCATTAACTCAAAACGTTAAATACCCATTAGCATTTTTACGTCCTATCCAATCAAATGGAATTACATTAAGTCCAAATGGTGTTTCAGGTGCTCGTACACTTAATTTTGAGTTTTATATGATGGATGTTCCTCAATTAACTGACACTGATGTACTACAATTACAATCTAACACTGAAATTTATTTGTATGACATTATAGCTTATTTTAATTTAGGTTCAGATCAACAATTAGAATTTATTACATTAAACAGTATTTCCCCATTATATGAGGCATTCAATGATAGAGTAGCTGGATGGGTAGGAAATATAACTGTTAATACTCAGGCAACATTAGACTTCTGTAACTTCCCTAAACTATAATGGCTGACCAAACTCCAATACAACAAGCAATTCAACAAGTGGGTAATCAAATAGTAATCCAAATGAAGGCTAATTTACAACGTAACAATAATGATAATACGGGTCGATTAGCTAATTCAATTGTAGCTACTGTTGAAGGCACAAGTTTAATTTTTGAAATGGAGGAATATGGTAAGTGGGTAAACGATGGAGCAGAACGTGGTGCTGGTAAAGCACCACCTATTAGAGCTATTGAACGATGGATAGCTAAAAATGGTATTACACCTAGACAAGGTATATCACGTAAACAATTACCCTTTGTTATTGCTAAAGGAATAGCAAAACGAGGACAAACAAGAAGAAAAGCATTCCCATTTATTGAACCTGCAATCGAAACAGTATTAAAGCAAGATTTAGGTGGTTTATTTGGTAAAGCAATAGACCAATTAACACAACAATTTTTTAACCCAACAATGTCACGTAGACAATTTTTAACAGGAGGATTATCTAAATAATGAGTATTTTAATAACACAAGCAGCAGCCCAATTAAACCTAGCAAGCAGTGATATGCTATGGGAGGTAACCTCCTCATTCACTGGCTCAGCTCAATACCAGTATATATCAGTACTTAGAGACGGAACAAACACAACATTAACAACAATTAAACAACAACCCAATCCTACAGGTTTTGGTGTATTTAACTTAGGTAGAATTGTACCTCAATATCTTGGATTTGATACAGAACAATTTGATATGGGTACTGATGGTTTATTTTATAAAAACCAAAATACAGCTAAATTCTTTAAAGTAGCATTTGGTGAACAATATGGTACATCAGTATCCTCGTCTGTTGCTATTTATAACGGTATAGTAAACAATGTAACTGGTTCTCCAGCACAGACGGGTAGTAATGCTTATTATTACTTAATAAACGGTATAGTAGATCCTAATAGTGGTGATTGGAATTGGAATACAAGTTCATATTACTCACCTCAAACTACTCCCTCATCTGCCTCATTTGTTAAAAATGTAGCATTAACAGATGCGCCACGTTCACAATCAGCTAGACCGACAGATTACCTTACTATATCGTCTATAAACGCAGCACTCAATGGAAGCACCACAGTGGCACAAGACATTTATGCTATTGATTTAAACGTATATTATACGGGTTCTTTAATTCACACAGCATCATTTTTTAATGAAGCTCCTAATAATAGTGTTTATTATGGAGGACCAAGAACATCAAAAGCCCAATTATGGTCTGCTGTAGCAACAGTACAAACAGGATCTAATAATTCAGGTTCACAATCATCAGGTTCATTCTTATTACATTTAGGAATTGGACCTCAAAATATTACTAATGATGGTAACTTTGATTTTAGTGCACAAAATTGGGATTTTTATAATGTTACTTTAAGACCACAACGTTCAGCTAACACAATTAATACAAGTGCAAGCTGGGATAAATTTACTATTACTAAATCAGATGGTAATTGTGGATATGATGGAGTTAGATTTGCCTGGATAAATGATTATGGTGTATGGGATTGGTTTACATTTACATTAGCCAGTAATAAGGTAACTAATATGGAACGAAGTGCTTTTAGAGCTAATTTTGTTCCTTATAATACATCAACAACATCAGCTGTCTATAACATTAGACGTAGAGGTGAAAGTTATTTTGATATAAATCTTAATGAAATATTCACTGCAAATAGTGATTTCTTAACACAAGAGGAGGCTGATTGGGTAGAAGGATTATTTTATTCACCAAACGTGTATATACAAGAAGGATCAACTATGTTGCCTATTGTTATTTTAGACAATAACTTTGCATCTAAAACAAACCCACGTACACAAAAGAATTTCCAATACCAAGTAACATTTGCCCTTGCTAATAGTAAACGTTCAAGATAATGAGTAAAGAATTTGAGGTAATATTAAGAGCATTTAATAACAATAATCAAAAATTTGATTTAGAAGTTATTGACAATATAGCATTAAAATTAGATATTAGTGCTATTGAATCTCAAGAAATTGGTGAATTGTTTGGTATATCATCTCAAACATTTACCATTCCAGGTACTGATAATTCAAATCAGTTTTTTAATAATGTATTTGATTTAGGAGCTACACCAGCGGTTGCGTTTAGTAAAACAGTACCTTGTCAGGTATTAGTTGATGGACAATCTATATTCACAGGTAAATTATATATTTCAAATGTAGTTTCTGATGATGATAATAACATTATATATAAT